CTGTGGAATTGAGTGGGTGGAATTTCCCGCGCGGTACGGCGGCAATATCAGGGTTTGCTTGACACCGCTCCTCATGGACAAAGGCCACGCGGAAAAACATGAAGACCGCATCGGCCATCGTGCACCCGAAGCGAATTTCAAATTTCGCCTAGGCGTGTTGGACAGACAGGTGAAAGAGTGGCAAAAAAACAAGCGTGCGCAGCTGCTGTTGGAAATTGATCATCAAAGCATGGCTTGGACACCGATCCCTGCCGCTGCGTTCCCTGGCCGCGCCGCCGTGTTGTTCATCCTTCTCGGGATGGACGAGCAACATATATCCGGTGTGTACGAGATCCCTATTTCGAAGAAAATCGGCAACTACGTCCCGGGCACAAGGATCCCCATCTTATCTGACGACGATTTCCCTTGGCACACGTACGACGGGCCGGTCCTGAACACCGCTTGGCACATCGCCGATGAAATCGATGGCCGGTGGCGCTCGAAGGGCTTCAAAGGGAAAATGATCCAGGCGATCGAGCCCAGCGACTTTAACTGATCCTTTACGTTCACATGACATCATGCTGGCGGGCCCATAGCCCGTACACAGGAGATATTCATGGCTGACGGATCCAAGGGCGGCAAGGCCGGCGCCGAGGCGACTGAGAAGTCGCACAATGTCGAGTTTGCCAAGGGCGGCAAGACCAAGATGTTCAGTGAGCAGGCCGCTGGCGAGCAGACCCCGGGCTACACGGAAAAGACCGAGGACTCGGCTCCAGGCGAAAAGTTCGCCGCGGGTGGCAAGGGTAAAATGTTCGGCTATGCGGGCTCACAGCCTGCCGAGGCGGGCAAGACGAGCGCTCGCTAATGGCCGGCCCGAAGCTCTCAATCGGTGCCCCGAAAGGTGGCATCAAGAAGGTTGCGACGCCGCCAAGCCGTGAATTCGTGCTTGGCTCACGTCCGCCGGGCTTGCGCGCGCCGCCGATCCAGCGCATTAAGCCACAGGCGGGGATGACCCAGTACGGGAAGACTCCTGCCTCTGCTACGCCGGCCGGCGCCAACGCGGGCGATACCGGCCAGACACCGTGGAGCTGACATGCTGAAGAAACACATGGCTGCAGGTAAAGGTAGAGCTATCGTGAACCAAGGAAAAGGTTCGCAGTCCCAGCCACTTACGTCACAGAACAACCTCAGTCAGTCAGGCTCGGACATGCCTGATTCCACCATGAACAACTACGCTAAGGCGACCCCGATGGCGCAGCCAGCGCCCCCGGCGCCTGCTCCTTCCGTTCCCCAGCCCGCGCCTCCGAATACTGGCCTTGGATCAGGGACATTTCCGGGTGTAACCGGGTAACGATGTCCGCGCTCTCCCCCATTGAGTCGGCTGCCCTCTACATGCGCAACGCCAACCCCACGGCGTTCGAGGATTTTATCAAGGAATTAGAGAAGCTTACCGAAAAATCGTTGGATGCCATGCTGTCCGCGCCGCCCGATGCCATCCAACTGGCGCAGGGAACATCGCGCGGATACCGGCACGTATTACGAATTTTTAAAGAATGCACGATAGAACGGCCTAAGCCCGGAGCGCCTGTAGCGCCATTGTGACCGCCCTCCGCGCCAGGAGGACGTCATGGCCCAAGATCTGCTCCCAATCGATCAATCAGTCAAAATCCCAGAAGCCGTCAAACGCGCCGCAGCCATAGCCGACCGACACTACGCGAAGGCCGCTGCCCCAGCGTCGGAACCTACGCCCGCACCTGTGGCGTCACCTCAGAACCCTGAGGACCCGTTCCGTCCGAACCCACCCCAGGCTACCACACCGGAATCAACGGAGCCGCGGCCGCTGCTCACGCAGCCGCAGCCCGAGCCGGTCCAGACCGCGCCAGCGGCGGACGCCGCCGCGCCGATAAACGCCCCTGCACCCGTCGTCGCGCCCGTCGCCGCGCCGGCGGAGCCCAACTGGGAGCACCGGTTCCTCTCCATGCAGGGCCGGTACAACCAGTCCCAGGCCACTATGGGCGGTATGCAGGAGCAAATTGGTGAGTTAAGTCAAGAACTTGCCCGGATGCACCAGTTGTTCGAGGGGCGCGCGCGCGCGGCCCCGCAGGAAGCCCAACGGTTGATCACGCCGGAAGAGGTGACGACCTACGGGCCGGAGCTCATCGATCTCACCAAACGAGCCGCACAGGAGGCCCTCCAGCCGACTTTGGATGCTATCCAGGCCGAAACTAAGCGCACCCGACAGGCCGAAACGCGGCGCCAGGCGCGCGATGTTTACGCCTCTTTGGACACTTCCGTGCCCGAGTGGCGGGGCATAAACGAGAATGCGGAGTTCCTAAATTGGCTTCGTTTACCAGATGTTTACTCTGGTGTGCTACGAGGGAAACTCTTGAAGAGCGCGTTCTCCAGCGGCGATGCCCCTAGGGTGACGACATTCTTCAAAAACTATTTAGCTGAGGCGCAAGCCACGGGCCAGATCCCAGCCCCGCAAAACCCAGCCGCCGCATCACCGGCGCCTAGGGTCGCAGCGGTTCCACTGGTGAACTTAGCAGCCCCTGGTGCATCGCGACCGGCCACTGACCTTGGTCAGCAGCCCGTCGACAAGCCGATCTTCACCCACAGACAAGTTGCTCAGTTCTATTCGCACGAAGGCCGTCAGCGTTATGTCGGCCGCGAGGCGGACCGGGTCAACGACGAGAAGGAAATTTTCGCCGCTCAAGCAGAGGGGCGGATTCGTTAACCGGGGGTCGAGGGGCCCCCACAACAGGGGGCTCAAATGGGCATTCCAAGCGGTGCATTCCCCGGCGCAGGCGCCGGTACCACTCCAGCCATCTACCCAACGGGTAGCGTGGGCAACAACCTGCAGGCCACCGGCTTCATTCCGGAAATCTGGTCTGGCAAGTTGGTGGAGAAGTTCTACGCCAGCACGGTGTTGGCCGCGATTTCGAACACCGACTACGAGGGTGAGATCAAGAACAAGGGCGACCGGGTGAAAATCCGTACGAAGCCCACGATCACCATCCACAACTACGATGCGGACGGCTTGCTCGGGCTCGATCGCCCAACAGGCGGCACGGTCGAGTTGTACATCGGCAACGGCAAGTACTTCTCGCTGGTGCTCGATGACGTGATGGAAGTTCAGAGCGATCTGAACGTGCTCTCCATGTGGTCAGACGATGCGGCCCAACAGCTGAAGATCAGTGTTGACACCGACGTCTTGGCAGGCATCAGCGGCCAAATGGTCGCCGCCAACCAGGGTGTCGCCGCCGGCAACATCACCGGTTCGTTGAACCTCGGCGTCCAGGGTTCTGCCCTGGCGGTCGTGGGCCGCAACGCCGGCATCGGCCAAGTCGAACTCTTGGACGTCCTGATGCGGATGGGCCAGGTGCTCGACGAGCAGAATATCCCAGAAATGGGTCGTTGGGTTGTGTTCCCAGCTTGGGCTGGTCGCATGATCAAGCAGTCGGAACTGCGCCAGGCGTACCTGTCGGGCGACAGTGTGTCGATGCTCCGTAACGGACGCCTCGGCCAGATCGACCGCTTCACGCTGTACGTGAGCAACTTGCTCCCGAACAACAGCACCGACTCCGCGCAGTACAATTCGGGCGAGTGGCCAATTTACGCGGGACATGCGCATGGGCTGACATTTGCGTCGCAAATCAGCAAAGTCGAGACCCTAAGATCGGAGCTCACGTTTGGCCAGATCCTCCGTGGGTTGCAGGTCTATGGCTACCAAGTCGTTGATGGCAAAGCACTTGTTCAGGCACAGGTAACGCCAGCTTCGTAATACTCAACCTAAGGTGGTTTGTTGATTAACCATCTAAGTGAAACGAAATGGAATACAACCGCCGGGTGTAACACCCCGGCGGTTTTTCTGTTAGACCTAGGGTATCGACAACAAGGAGACTGGAAATGATTGGAATTACCCCGTTGGAGACTGCTCAAGCCCTCGATGCTTACATGCGATTTAGAGCAGCTGACGAAGGCGTCGAGTATGATCTATCTCCTGACTTTTTCGCCAATGCTATCGAGAAAGGGTGCGAACTGTTTTTTGGTGTTGAGATCCAAGATGGCAAGTTAGTTGCCGATGAACAACAGCCGAAACTGTTCAAGAAATGGAAACGCGATACGAATTCGTGTGCCTATTGTGGCGTTCCATTTGAAGGCATCGTGGGCGGAAACGTTGATAAGTATCATCGTGCGGCGCCTCTTTGCGATACATGCTATGGTGACCATGCCCGCTGTCGAGCCACGGAGTCTGCTTATGACCCCACCTCGTTCTGGAATAAGACGGTACATTGATATGCCGTGGAAAGATCCAGCAGTTAAAGTTGCCTACATGAAGGCGTACAACGCGAGACCAGATCAAGTGGCCAAGCGCGCTGAACGGCAGGCAAACCAGCCCCCAGGTACTAGGTATCGATATCAAAAAAACTGGGCAAACAATAACCCGCGCAACGCCATGGTTGTAAAGGCACGGTCTAGTGCGAAACAGCGCGGGCTGGAGTTCACTATCACTGAGTCCGACTTGCATTGGCCAGAGTATTGTCCAGTGCTAGGCATCAAGCTGGATTATCATGCCGTTGGGCGCGGCTCTCGGCGCGCTGATTACCCGTCGTTCGATCGGTGGGATACGACAAAATACTATGTTCCAGGAAACGTCTTTGTGATCTCCTGGCGCGCCAACTGGCTCAAATCTGATGCGACCGCTGAAGAGCTGTCCGCGGTCGCGGCTTACGCAGCCACGAAGCCGCAATAGCTAACTAACTCTTAATCTCCGTACTCTAGGCTCCAGCCAACAGCTGGGGCCTTTTTCATGCCGTTCGATCTGTCAACAGTTCAGGACTACATCACGGACGCGCGGACGCTCCTGCTCGATAAGATCTATCCTTATCGGTATGGCGACGACTCGCTGCTCGTGGCTCTCAACATCGCGCTGCTCGACGCGCGCCGCATGCGCGCGGATTTGTTCGTCTACAAGTACGGTAACAAGGTGCCATCCTACGACGCGGTCACCGGCGAAAAGGTACCGATCGAGCCGCAGTTTCGCAAGGCGATCGTCTATGGGCTGATCGCCCATGCGATGTTCCGTGATGGCGACGACGTGCAAGATGCGCGGGCAAACAGTTTTTTAGGTGTGATGGAATATATTCTAACCGGTGGAGTAGGGCCTAAAGGGCCGCCGGCGCCGATCCACGCTGGCACACCTGGACCTGGGAACCCAGCAACATGATCAAGAATGCTGACTTCGAACGGATAATGAACTCGGCCCGCGTTCACCTGACCGGTGCGTCTGACCTCGGTATCATCGGTGAGCTGTTCGACACCATCAACGAATTTCTAGACGGCTCGAACGCATGGTTCGAGTGGATGCCCCTGCCGATCGGAGCAAACAATCAGTCGTATCAAATTTATCCGCAGCACGGTGGCATGATCATTCGCCTCGTCTGCCTGTTCGACGCGAACCGTATCCCGATCCCAGCGCACATGGCGGAGATCACTCCGCCAGGCGGCAGGATCCATCTGGTGTACCCACAGAATTTGAGCCAGACCGGCCAACTGATGGTCGTCAAGAACGTCGTGTTACCGAACGGCCGCGATGAAATTCCTGACGCGCCGGACTGGTTGTTGCCGATGTACGAGCGCTACATCCTCGAGGGCCTGCTTGGCCGGATGATGACACAGCCGGGCAAGTCATATTCAAACGACCAGAAGTCGATTTATCACCTGAAGAAATTCCGCGACGGGATCGCGACAACCAAGACCGCCGTGGCGCGCAGCAACTTGCTCGGCGCTCAGGCGTGGCACTTCCCCAGCAACTTCCGTAGTCGTTCACAAATTGGCGGCATGGGGACGCCGTTCCCGAGGATGTAACATGAGTGATTATCGTGGAGCGTACGGCGTACCGACCGCGGCAATCGTGGACATCACCACGGCGGACAACGTCACGTTTGAAGATGCGTATCAGTTCGATCCGCCAGCGGTGCCAGGTCAACCGTTGCCTCCGTACTATCCTGCCGGCGGCACGGGTCCGACATGGGGTTTCACCGGTCAAAATTTCCGGATGGATATCAAGACTAACCTCAACGCTTCGGGGCCAAGCCTGACGCTGACTTCGGCTGCTGGCCAGATTGTTGTGGACGATTTCACCAATCGGATACTACACTTTAATGTGCCGGAGAGCATTTTCAGTGGGTTGATCCCAGGCACATTTTTGTACGACTTCATCATGTTCGACGGCTCCGTGCCGCCGATCAGGGTCATGCTGATGCAGGGCAAGTTCTACCTGCAGCACGGCATAACAGGGGGATAATATGTCTTCATCGGTTAAAGGCCCAGCTCAAGTTTACGCGCGCCCAGTGGTGATCCCTGCAGCGGCAACGGGCCCAATGGGACCGTCCGGCGGACCCACTGGCTCGACTGGTCCAACGGCTGCGACCGGACCAACCGGACCAAGTGGACCTACAGGTCTGCAGGGCAAGACGGGCCCAACGGGCACGTTGACCGGGCCAACGGGTGCGATCGGTAACACGGGTCCACCCGGCAACTCTGTCACAGGACCACAGAGCACGGTGACCGGACCAACAGGCATTGGCCCAACTGGACCAGGAGGCGTCGCTGCCTCGCGTCAAACGCAAGTGAGCGGCAACATTCTGTTTTCAGATGGCACCCTGATCAACTATGGCCAGGTCGGCATCAGCGGGGGTACAGGAGCAGCTGTTGTTTTCCAAACAGCTTTCACATCGTTCGTCAGCACGATTGCTATTACTTCCATGGTCGGAGGCCCGGGTCCAACTGGATCATACGCCACGGTTTCAAAGTCGTCGCTGAACGGCTGCACGCTCTACAATTTTAGCCCAACAGGACTGACGTTCGGATACATGGCGATCGGCGCATAATATGGCTGATTTTGAAATCGACGGTGCGTTCGCATTTGATATTCTCAACTCGATCGAGTTCGATGTTGACCAGGATCAGATGTTCCAACGCCTGTTGGACGATCAGGTCTTCGTTCGACCGGCGGATAATCCAGTATTCTCGAGAGAGCACTGATGCAGATCGGCACGATCAATCAAACGGTAGGTGACAGCCGGCTCTGGAGCATTGGCTATCGGCGTTGGCTTCTCGAAGGTGAGAAGCTGGCGGCGATCGCGTACACGGTCGACTACGGCACCGCGACGGTTACTAGCCCGGCGGAGCCATTCGACGATGAGCGATTGACTGCGTTCCTGTTCCTCAACGGTGGCACGTTAGGAGATCAGTTCAATATCCTCGTGCAGACGACCACGTCATTTGGTCAGGTGCGCTGGGATCATATCAACGTGCTCGTCGGTACGAACGGCGGACCGGTCTATGAGAGCGCGAACGGCGCGCTGATGCTCTCGATCGTTGGACCGCCTGGGTTCACTGGTCCCACCGGTTACAGCGGTACGATCGGCACCACGGGCCCCACCGGGCCAGGCGCCACCGGCAGCGGCGGAGTGACCGGCCCGACCGGCCTCACCGGCCCGACTGGTCTTGCCGGCCCAACAGGTTTCACGGGCCCCGGCGCCGGCACGGGCCCGACCGGGTCAACAGGTTTCACTGGTCTTCAAGGCCCCACTGGGCCGTCTGGCATCAACACCGGCCCCACCGGGCCGTCCGGTCCCACCGGCCCAACTGGGCCGTTTACCGGACCAACGGGCCAGACCGGACCAACTGGGCCGACTAGCCCGTTCACGGGCGCCACTGGACCGACCGGACCGACCGGACCGACCGGATTGATCGGTCCGACCGGGTTCACCGGGCCAACTGGCCAAACTGGACCCACAGGGCCGTTCACTGGTGCCACGGGCCCGACCGGGGGCACTGGACCGACTGGGCCGACTAGCGCGACCACGGGCCCCACCGGGGCCGGGGGCACGGGTCCAACTGGCCCAACTGGATCGGTCACAGGACCGACAGGCGCCGTAGGCCCCACCGGTCCAACTGGGCCATTCACCGGACCGACCGGAGCAACTGGCCCCACCGGCCCGACAGGACCATTTACCGGCCCGACCGGCCCCACCGGCCCA